CATCCTTCCAAATTGCAAATACATAATACCATGTCCCAGAGTTAGGCCCACTATCGTTTCCACCGAATCCACCATTACCGTCTCCAACAACCCAAGCTGAATTCAACTTTTTTTTAATCTCGGATGAGACTGATATGAGTGTCGAATAATCATCACTGAGTGCAATTCCCGATTGAATTGAAAGCTTTGTCGTATCAACACCTAAAACTGACATTTTCATACCAGAAATCAACATTCCTTGTACTTTGTTTGATGGATCTTCTTCTAAGTCGAAAATATCAGATTCATTTTGTGCTATGTCAGCTTCATTTTGTGAAATTCTAGATCCATGATCCACTTCTTGTTGGTTGAACCATTCCACCCATTGATAGACTAAGTTCATAAACCAGTTCTGCCATTGTCTTGGTGGTTTTTCTTTCCAAGCCCAACCAGAATCTTGTTTATCGCTTGGAGCAACTGCAATATGCGGTTGACCGTCCGTTCCTGTTCCTGAAACAGAAGCCCATCGAGGCGAAGAAGTTGGTTTGGTTGCCATAGTGTTTTCCTCTAATAAATTGTTGTTGGGTATTGGCCGCCCTCAATTTGACTCTGTGAGGAGTAACCTAAACCTTCAAAGTCAGATAATGGGCCAATTGTTGAATCATAAATAAAACTGTCAGAACCGGATTCTACTTCTGTTATAACTTTAACCCCAGCAGGGGCAAGGCGTTGCATAAAATCTGCCAGTCCCGCTGGGATGGAGGAACCTTCATAGGAAAGAATAGCCTTTGCAGGATGAATTTCTCTGTAGGAAATCGAAATTGATTTAGTAATAAACCGAAGAGCAGTAATAAGGACTTCAGGCTCGCCGTTCCCAGCGTTGGCAAAGATTCTAAAGTAGATTGCTTCTTTATACTCAGCATCGTCTCTTCCGTTCCTATCCTCTCCGACAATCTCCCCTATGCCATCCAACTGAGCCCCAGTCGCAAAACTAAGAGTTGTCAACGTTTTTGTCTTGTATGATGCGTACTCTACGTCTTGAAGTTGGTTGACGAGAACACGCACCAATCTTGATATTATGCTTGGATCACCTTTCGCCATATTGAAACCTGTATTCCTCAATTAGTAGGTTTACTGCCCTGTCTGCCATGTCTGGGATAAAGAAAGCGTCGCTTCTTATCTCCCAGCCAAAAACAGTTATGAGTTGTGTATCGTTTTCAGGGGTTTGTCCGAAAACGGTAACATCTTGTGCATTAGGAGTACCAACCATATTATTAAGCCCCCAGAATTCTGAGTCTGCCTGAGTCAGAAGATTCCATCACAAAAAGAGGTGTAAGACCATCTCTTTTGTAGAATGTTGTTTGACCAACCGCTGGAATATTCAAAGCAAATTTTCCATTTGCCATAGCGATAACAATTTGCATTGCCACACTAAAAGTTACACCGTCAATCGTCGAAGAAAGGGAAATATTCTGCCCGACTGCTGTAGAAATTGCTCTCAAAGAATTAGTAGTTGAATCAAACGATGCGCCACCATTATCATCCGCTAATTTCGTTAACATGCCAACCAATGTGCTTGCGCCACCGTCAAGAGAAATTGGAGATCCAAGGGAGGCAATCAAAGCTTGAGAATCGGCGTATATATCATCTATTTTCCCATCGGCTACGCCAAGATCAATAAGAAGATTATTAATTCCCATATTGTTTGATGTAACCCCAAGGCCTACCGAATCAATTTTATCATCAATAGAACCGGATCCGGTTGATCCAGCAGTTGAAGCTAGCTCCATTGCATTCCTAACTTCCTGTTGAGTTAGACCAGATGCGGTTGAAGTAATCCATTCGGCATCCCCTCTATCTCTAATTGCCTCTAGGCTATCAGTTGCCGTAGCAAATCCCGCACCTGACATGCTCAAAAGTTTAGCAATTATTTCATCTGTTTCAGCAGAATCAAGATCCTTGGCTCCACCCCTAAGCGTCATCCCCTTATTACCATTACCATAAAAACCACTGTTTTGGCCAGTTGCAAACAGGCCCGATCCGCCATATGCTCCTGAAGAAAGACTAAGCCCATTTCCTCCATCTTCTCCGCCAGAAATTTTCATGCCGTCTGAAATCCCAGAACCAATCACTTGAATTCCGTTATAGTTTCCACTTAGAGAATCGGCCTTTGCAAAAATAGGTGCGCCTTCATCGTTTATTAGCCAAAGTCTCCTTGCATCAATCATGTCGTTGAAAGTTGGTTCAAAAACAGTACCCGGTCTAGTGTAGATAAACAGTTTATTTGTTGAACTTGGAAAAGATTGGGGTGTGTTCTGAACTATGAATGTCCATCCATTACCATGAGTAGATTCATCAGCGGCCCCTACCCAACCTTTTTGATCCGGAGTTGTTGAAGAATCATCTTCTTTCATTCCAAACTCGTAAGGATCTTTACAAACTCCAAAAATTTTTGATGGATTGTCGGAAGAATCATCACCAAAGTAATAACCTCCTAGAATAGTTAACCCTGTCCCATTTTCATCATCATATATCAAAGCTCCTAATAATTGTCGGTTATCAAAATCATATTTAGAGGGGGAACCACCTCCAGTATAAAGAATGCCATACGCTGGATGAGAAGCAACCGAGTTTGTAATTGTAGCACTAACAACCCCAGCTCGTTCTATAAATGTCGAAGGGACTTTAAGAGGGATCATCCCTTCTCTCGGGTCCATCATAGAAAGAATTAATGTCTGCTCTTTCCATTCGTCGCCTGAAACGTCCTTAAAACGAACCATCACCTCTTTAGCGGAACATTCAGCATCAGAAAGGGTAATCCCCACTCGAACTCCACTTGCGGGGGAAACAGAAGGGAGTGTCGCTAAATTTGCAAATGCTCCACCGTCTTTAGAAATCTTTACATCCCCAGCGGCAAGCGTTGGATTTGACTTGGCGTTGGAGGTAGTAAATTCCTGGAGAATCGTCCCAAAGGAATAGCCTCTTCCCCACTGGTATTTAGTACGCATTTCTTTCTACTCCTTGGTTGATTCCGATATTCAAACCACGATTTATCATTTTGGTGTATTGATTCTGTTCAAGAAATTCTAAAACTTGGATTCCAAGAGTCACGGCATAACTTGACGCGCTTTCTCTTGTGGACTTAACATAGGTAGAACCAGAAAATAACGATAATATTTGAGCTGATCCTGCATCGTCATTAGTCGCTGAATTGCTCCCCCAAGTTTGGTATATTCCTCCTATAAAAAGTGAAGAACGATCTTTGTTCTTTAATTCTACTATTGAATCATAGTGTACAGTGTTAGATGCCGCGATTATTGGCGTGACGTGTTGAGACTTAAAAAAACTATTAATCGTAATCGCATACATAAGCACTTCTGCCGTCCCACTTCCTACCTTGTCCAAATGAACAAGAGAGGAGCTTTGAGGAACAATAATTGGCATTTCATTATTGTACAATGATGATGAAGTAGTCATTCCAAGAAAGAATATTGACTTTGTTAAATCTGACAATGGAGAGAGGGTTATTGATGTGCTCGAATCAGCATCCAAAGTTTTCGAATATCTTGTTACTACCGAATCATCAACAGTAATAATCTGTAGGTTAAAGAATGCGACCCCTGAATTAGCTGATAAAGTTGCATTCGTTGATGTGGTTATATCAGCAACCCAGACATCGTCACTTCCAAAAGAAGATCCATCGTTATAGCTTGTTGCAATAGGAAATGTTTTTGCTAAATCCCGAGAAATAAGGGAAAAGTTTTCAGGAGAACTACACTCTCTATCAAAATGTTCCGCCAACATACCGTGGGAAAATTCAATAATCTGAACCTCAAAGAGTGCTGATATTCCAGTGAGACTACTGTCTCTCTCAATCCGAACGTTTGTAGGGCTTGTTAAAGAGAATCTAACTGAAAACTCGCTGGGTGATGTTGACCCAGTTTTACAACTTCCGATTATTATTGTCCTCGACACATCAACCGCGCTTATTGTTGTATCTCGTATATTCGTTGGAGAAGAGCTTGGCATGATTGCGGAAAAAGTTTGTTGATTAAAAAGTTCTAGCTTTTCCAATTTAGCTGTTGGACCTTGTGTCACTGAAGCGCTTCCTTGAACTATAAACTGACCTCCACTTCCGGCATTATAGTTTGATCTTCCGTTTGGAAAAAATATTGTTGGTTGTGTTCCTGTTGGTAATTTTCCATTCTTACCTTTTCCAACATCGTTACCTGAAGAATCTACGAATTTATAACGATTAGCGGCTACTGAAAAATCAATATACTGGTTAAACCCAAGCCAAAATTCACTTACCATCCCTATAAAATTATCCGTACCATCATTTTGCGCGTAAACAGTATGATCAGTATCAGTGAAACCTATTGTTGCATCAGTTACGACGTTATTTGTTTTAACGCATTCTACACCATCAATATATAGATGAACAGTAGTAGTCGCAGTATCTACTGAGAAATGGACGTAATGTAGATCATAATCGTTTATCAATACATCAGATTCAATTTCAAACACGTTTGCGGTGTCAGATGAATTTCTAAAGTGAAAAACAAGCTCACCTAGATGATTCATGTCAATGTAATTGCCGCCATTGGCATTGTTATAGAGGTATGTCAACGATGTTAGTGTAGTTCTCTTGAACCAGAAGAACGCCGATATGGTTTTACCATTTACGTTCCCAGTGAGGTCAGCTCCACGATCGGCAGGACCTTGTCCGCTTGCTATAGTTGCACCTGCTCTATACATTTTTATAGCTCCGAGAAAAGTTGAATTGCCGTAACAACTGCCTGATCATAAGTTCGAACATTCAAAAATCTATGCTGGGATGGAAGGACCCAAGTACCGATTTTATTAGTCTTAAATACTCTTGAAGCAACTCCGTTTATGATACTAACTTTCACAAGGCGTTCACCTTCTGGTGTTAGAATTGGCATAGTTGAATCTAAAGAAACATTCGTTGCTATCCCGCTTTTGTCAGCTTTCCATACCTCTACGGTTATCACTACAGAATCAATACCATCTGCATCAACTGTAGGACTTGTTGTGGTAGCCCAAATCCACAATTTAGCATCTTCAGGAGCAAACGAAATATCAGTTATCTCATCACCAGTCCATATTACTTCAAGGCTATCTCCAGCTAAATATCTTAATGCAATATTGTCATCTTTTGAAACAGCAAATAGAGAAATATTTTCTTTCAGAACTCCATAATTCAATGCAAGTGAATCAAGAAATTCTTCTCTAATTGAATTCACTACTCCTGCCTCTGATGGGACTGAAAGGTCAAGACTATTTTGTCCTACTTCAAGTTCTGTTTTTGTATCTTTTCTTGCCGCGAGAAAAACCATGATAGAATCCTTTTATGATACGTTAATATTGTCTATATCCATGGCCGCAATCGAAGTTGGGCCAATAGGTAAATTTGAATATGAAAATGATGGAGAACCCGGATTTGTTAAAGTGATCGCGTGTGAAACAGTCACCGAACTGATCCCAGCTATAGAATAAATAGGTGCAAACCACCTTTGAATAATTAAATCCTTACCCAGCGGAAGCGTGACTCCATAATCAAAAATTGCCTGTTTAATTAAATCCACCCAATCGGTTGGAACCTCTTCTTCACTATAAAATTCCGTCACAACAACATCTACATGAACATACTGTAATATCGGTCTGGAGAAGAGCATTTCCTGAAGATCACCATTTGAATCCATTGCCTGCCATCCAGTCTCCGTTCCAAATGTCGCAATTCCAGCAGGCTTAACTTCCCATAGCTTATCAGCTATCTCTTGTTCATTTACACCTTGTCCCCCATTAATTACCATCTCAAAACTATGGGGAGGTCTCCCTGAATCTACCACATCAGAACGATTCTCAAACGCTGTAACGTCGGTAATGCTAGAAATATCATTCAAAAGTCGAGACCTAATCGATTCAAGCACACCAGCCCCTATAACCGTAAGGCTCTGAGCACGCCGTAAGCGGGCCACCACGTCAGTTTCGACATTTGCCCCACCGAATGTGCTCGTAACATTTTTAACGTCATTCAAACCGCTCAATGGGCTCACAATTCGATTGATTGCCCCTTCAGGAAGGCCAACTTCTCCAGCGATACGGGCTGAAGCCGATGTTTGAGCCCAAATCTTAGTTAAATCTATGTCTCCAGCTACTATTTCGATGGCAAAGGTGTCTGTTGATTCTCCGGCATATGCTCTAATCTGGCCGTCGAAATCCTCGTTCCAATCAACTTCATAATCTGGAGATGTGAGTTCTGCAAGAATAAGAGTTCCGAGAGACGCGGCAAGGGATTCAAGAGTTTCGGATCCGCTCGCGGAGTAAGGAACATCGACACCGTTTATCTTCACGGTATAGCTCCCAGCCGCGATTGAGCCCACGGTGATTTCAGCCTCCATGACTGCGGCTTTTGTGACAAGGACGCTTGAGACAATGTCAAACTCAATACCATTCAAATCTGAAATTACGCTCCCAGCCGCCACCGTAGTTCCCTCATCGGCTTCGACATATACAGTTGCAGAAGCTTTTGAAGCTGATTTTCTGGTCAGTCCATTAAGGGAAAGCACATTATCCAGTGCTACACCTTCAGCAGTCGCTGGGTAGTAAGCATAATATGTTGATTCAAGACCTTCCCAAGCATCAGCACAAAGTTTAGCAAATGTACCAATAATTTGACCCATTGGACCGTCTGAAGCAAGATCGATGAGACCAAATTCTTCTGTGGCGGCCTCGTTCAGTTCTTCTATAATTTCGGGAAGTGTTTTTAGGACAAAACCTTCGGGTGTTACACCATACGGCATCAGATTAACTCCTCTATGCTGACAGGACCAAAGTCAGAATCAACAGTAAAAGAAACGGAAAATTTTCTTTGAGACTTATCGAAATTTGAACTGTACTTTGTAATGCCATTAACATTTTCTGTTTCTGTAATGGTTGCACGGATTAAACTATTGATGAGTGAAAGATTAGGATTCTTTACAAAAACTTGCTCATAATATTTCACGCCTTGAGTTCCGTCGAGGAACCATTCATTAAAAATATAGAGAAGCTTTGCTTTAAGCTTTTGTCTGAGGTAGTCAATCCCATCGACAAGTTTAAAATTATAATCCTCTATCACAAGATCATGCGTATATAAATCGAGCATCAAATTTTTCATGCGAATTTGGTCTCCGTCTGCCCAGCGTGAGAAATCACAACATTAACCGTAATAGTTCCGGATGGTGTCTGAGGCACATTCACCGAAATAAAATCTCCTAATCGAACAAATGCTTCTCCTCCAGACAAAACTTCAATGCTCGATGGGGCAATCGTCCCTTCAGCCGTTCCGTTTCCAGCAGTTACAAGAACAGTAATTTCATGGTATGCTTTATTCCCACCGCATTTGACAAAATCAGAAAGTATCGAAGACGGCTGTACCACAAGTCCTGAAGAGCCAACACCCGTTAAAATCAATCCCTCAACTGCTACTAATTTAGATGACATTAATCTACCGTTAAATTCCCGTTATTTATGTTGATTTGCCCATTGCTCGAAAGTTGTATAGTCCCTTTCCCATTCTCCAGAAGGATCTCTTTATCCTTTTTCAGTGTAATTTTTGCGTCACCAAAAAAGACTTCAACATCGTCTCCGGAAGCTTGGCTTGTTTCAGTGAATGGAAAAAGGCCAACAATACCAATGGCATCACTCAAATCGAATCGCTGATCCGCTGGGGTTGAGGACAAGTCGCCCGTACTCAACCAACCATCAATAGACCTTTCCGAGAAAACTAAAAGTACCGTGTCACCTTTCGAGACCGGAAGAATCACTCCAGACGATGCCGTTCTTGGCATTACTAAAGGAACGTTTGGAATGATTGGATATTCAACTTCTTCGCCGTCTTGGTATGTCTTTTTCAACATTGGCTTTACATCAGCCTTTTGCGTTTTCTTGTCGTACTTCTCAATTCGGGCTGGGATTGAAGTATGGACCTGACCGATTAGGTGTCGAGTCAAAACTTTGATAGCATTGGCAATAGAATAGTTATTCAACTTATGTCCTTTACCCGCATTGACGAGGTCCAATCCGGACCATGCGTATCACCACTATGTTTCACTTCGACTACTTTGAATTGAGCCCCTTCAACAATATCTTGGCAAGTTATCTCTACTTGGCCACCCGGCTCTAATTTTGGTTGAAGAAGTGAGCGCACTTCCCATCCAAAAAATGTGGATCCTTCCTTGTCGGTGCTTTCCTTGTCAACCTTACGGATTCGTTTTGGTGAGCCAATTAATCCTGTCGACGGGGTAAGCTTTACAACTACCGAAGAATCAATTTCATCACTTTTAAGAATTTTCAATTCATCATTCTGTAATGACCAATCGACCTTCGTAGCTTTAGTAAGCTTATCCATAAGATCTCCAATTGGTCCTTCAAATGCGAATCCTTCTTTGAAGATCTTATCCGTTATAGAATCAACCCAACCATCAGTTTTATTAGGAACTCCCATGTCAGTTATCGCTTGCTTAAGTATTTGTTTTGCAGAAGTCCCACCATTGTATGAAACAGAAATCCTTTTCCGTAATGTTTTTCTTCCATCTTCAGCAGCTATTGTTGTTGAAACGTCCGGACCAGTATTGTCGTGGGTAACATCTGTAATGTCGCCAATGAAAGCAATCTCTTCTCCATCAACACTTTCATAACCAAGACTGACCTGTAATAAATTTCCAGATTCAACCTTAATTTTATTCTGTGTATTTCGTGTCAGATTCGAAATAACGACTGAGCATTTATTCGATTCTGAAGTTTCAGTCTTTGAGATATTAAATGTAAAACGGAAACCACGAAGAAGAAGACCTTCCTCTTGTAATTTTCCAATTTGAAGGGAACCAACCCTCCCAAAATATCTTTGTGTTGACATCAACTAAGTTCCGATTGCGGAGTAAAAATGAAAGCTAATTTTCTGTTTTCGTACATGTCCCGTCTTGCAATTCTGTCTGTCATAGTTTCCATGGCAGTATCTACTATAGCCATCAACCCTTGAGGAATAGAACGAGATTGGTATTGTGCTACCACATTAAAATTGACTACAAGCTTTATTCCGGAGACGATCAAATTCCCTTCTCGATTAGAAATTGACATCGACCAGCATTTTTCCCGCGTATTCCACCGTAATCCAAGAACAAAAACATTACCATCCAAGGCCACTTCCTCAGAAAACGCGGCATAATCCGGAAAATAAATTTGAACTGCCATACCAACCTCCGAATAAATGTTTTGCTATTTTTACCGCATACGAAGCATCCCGTTCTTTCGCTGGTTTTGTCCCTTTTTTCCCAGCTTCTTTTGTTTCTGAATTTTGGTCAATCGCTCCTTCAGAACCAGACTTCTTTTCAACGGCATTGTTGATTTTCCCTGAAGCCACATCAGCCGTATAGATTCGCTGGAAGGTAGCGGAAAATCTAACCGCTTCTCCTGTTCGATTGTCCCGAGGGATTGAAAGAGAAGTCATTACCATATCAGTAAAGACACGAAGCGTTGTAAAGATGTCGACAACAACGGCATTGGAAAATTCTGTTGTTCTGACTGAGGCGGAAGTATAGATTCGAAGACCAGCTATCTTTAATAGCACATCGTAAGCCGAAACAATCAGATTTTGTGCTTCCCCATTGTCTTGAACATCAGTGTTGATTTCTCCTGTTTCTGAATCACCTAAGAAACGAATAGGGGAACCAGTAACAATTCCGTCAAGTTGTAATACTTCAGGGTTAGCTCTGATATTGTCAGAACGGTTAATCCCGCCCTCCACTGGGAATGAGGGAACACTATTTGAATACTTGTGCTCTTCACGAAGAGCCGCATCTAATTCAAGAAGAAACGGTTGGCCAGAAGCACCCGCAGGTTGAAAAAATGGTGGAAATTTTCTTCCAAATAAAAGATCAATTGCCATCGGATCTATCCTCCGCTTTTATCTCATCGACCATTCGTTCAGAGACAATTCCAAATATGTCATCCAATTGATTTTTCATTGCCTCGCCTTGTTCTTCGGTAGTCCCTTGGGGAACAACTATACTCGGTGAAGAATCAACTATGATATTTATGTTTCTTCCTGTACTACTCGCAACCGCTGGAGAAAGGCCCAGAAGGGTGGATGGTCCAGAAGTTGTAAAACCTTCTTGTGGAACCATGAAATTTGCAATTGCGCTTCCTATGCCCCCAAAGAAGTTACTCCATCCATTCATGAAATCCAATAGGGGTTTAATTTTGTCGAGAAACCAATCAACGAATTCTCCCCAAAGTTCTTTTGATTTACTTACAAGTTTTTGTTGGAACTGGAATAGTTTTTCTCCCAAACCTTCAAAAAAATCAATCCATCTTCCAATAAGAGAATCTCTTCCTTTGAGAAAAGAATCAACCTCATCATAAATCAAATAGAGAGCCAAAGCAACAAGACCAATAGCCGCAGTGATGAGAATGATCTGACCTAAAATTACAGCTAATTTTATTGTGAGAGCGATTAGGCCATAGCCCAACGTCTTAATAAGGAAAGACGATGCTATTTGAATGGCAATGATTGCGGAGAGTAACGCACCAAGCATAATTAGTAATGGGCCGAGAGCAAATAAAACAATTCCTATCCAAACGGCAATTGATTTTAACCATTTCGGGGCATTCTCTGCCCAAGATGCCATTTTATCAAGCGATTTTAAAACGAACTGTAAAGCTTTGTCTATTTTTAATGTTCTAATAATTGCTTTACCGATTGCAACACGTATTCTATACGTTGCATCAACAATATTAGAGAGCATTCCCCCAATCGTTTTAGAACGAGAATCCATCAGATTAAAAAACTTGCCGCCTTCTGAAGTCATACTTCTGAAAGCTTCTTGAACATCTTCAAAACTCACCTTCCCAGCGGAAACCATATCTTTGACTTCTGCCTTGGTGACCTTCATAGTTTTTGCAAGTTCCTCGACCAGAGGGACTCTGTTGATGGCGAAATCTCGTAAGTCTCTTCCCGTAAGTTTTCCTTGCGTTCTGACCTGTCCAAGATTTAGAGCCATA